CCATAACTGCACCATCGTCACTCTGAAGTCTTAGTATACCACCTTGAGATGCACTACTTGCCGTTGGATTATCAATACAAAGCGTCGTAGTTGATAACTGCATAGCAAATGTTGTACCGGCATCCCCATCCGTTACCGCTACTAAAGTAGTTGTATTTCCACCACCGTCCGGTAGTGAAAGTAATTGCTCGTAACTTGAAGCAATCGTTGATCCTGTTAAAGTCGCCATAATTTAATCTCCTAAAGTTTCCTTGTTAAATCTCGCAACTTACCGCCCGAAACTCTTTGACATGGTTGCGATGAAATCTTTAAACAATCTTTTGCCATTCACGGTGTTCATTCTGCCATGTATCTTTCACACTGTTCCAAAGGTCTCTTGCAAGACGTGCAGTCTGGTGTACAAGATTACTGATACCAAGCTGTATGCCTAACCGTGGCATATCTTAAGGCCCTAAGTACAGGAATGCAGAACCAGAATCCAAAGCTACTGTCTTCCACCTACCATAGATCGTCATACCCTGTGGCATAGTAGTCTGGTTAATAGCGTCACTGTTAGTGCCGGGGCCACCCTGTGCATCCGTTGGCCAATCTGACTCAGCCGTTGTCGCATCACTGGAATCAAATAAAGAGTCTTCTGTAAACTGTATTGCCACTACCACCAGACCAGTCGGTGGTGTGTACGTGCTTGTGTCAGCTAAAAATGCAACACCCGCCTGACCTAGTGTGATGTTGCCCTGTTCTACAACAGTATATCTGTGACTATCCGCTGGGGAATCTGTTGCCATAATTTAATCTCCTTGTATTATGTATGCCTTTCCGCCCGAGATGTTCTGACATGGGCATATCTATCTAAACGCAAACGGGACGATGGCCCTCTGGCCACCTACCTTGTCCCTGCCAGCTTCCTGACGCACCTTGGTTTCCCAGAGTGCTCGATACTTCACAGCGGAAGCGGCACTAACTTCGTCCAGTCTGTCCTCAAAAAGTTTCCAATTAACGTAGTTCACCAGTGCTGAATGTAACGTGTCATCTACCTCCGGCACATCTGAAAGGTTCTCAACCTCCCGTGGCTGGGCACTGTATTCAATGAGCAATCCATTGCTCGTGGTCTCGTCTATTGATTCAAATGTATTCTTACTCGATGTGTTCTTACTGGTTACGAGGGCAATCCTGTCACCCACATTATACCAAGCAAGATACTCTTCTGGATAATTATAAGCCATTATTTCTCATCTATATTTACAATACTATAATGATCCGTTAGCCTTGGAATCTTCCGGTAGTCACCATCAGAGTCCTTGTAGGCAACGGAATAAATTTTATCTACACGGAGATCAGAGTTCCTGTCTCCCACATTATACCAGCGCTGGTCTTCTACTATATCTATTTTGGAATGCTTTCTTACAACCTTATACTTACGAAGGTCAAGGAGTGCGTCATTGATAAGTGACTTCACATACGTTTCTCCAGCATCTGGATGTACCTTCCTAATCCGTGACAGCATTTGTTTAAATGTCATCTTGCACCCCCAGCACCACCACCAGCCGGTACCCCCATCATATTCTGTATACCAGCGTTATACTGGTTAAGAAGCCATGCATATTGATCTTTGCGTGCCTGTCCAAGCTCAATGTCTTCATCAGTGCCAGTGGTATCCGTAACAATTCTTTCTATTCCCTTCATTGCCGCATAAAGGACTACAAGTGATTCCAACTCATCGGGAAAAAGAGTAATGGCACTATCGCCATACGCCACCGCCGGGTACTGAACCTCTGAGTATTTACCCACAGCAGATGACGATGATGGTAAAATATTAAGAAAATTACTTTCAATGTAATACACGGGATCAGTTGCCGTAGCGTAATCCATATCATCAGAATCGGAAGCACGACCTTTAAGTGAAGTACGTATCAAACGACAGGGCTGGTCAATCGTTCCGTCACTGCGCCTAATGTTATAAATCTTGGCTGTATTTAACGTAGAGGCTGAACTCTCACTACCCACAGCCTGTGGTGTAAATGATACCTCACTGGAGCAAAGCCTCAAAAGAGACAGCGGCATGTGGTTAATTACATCCTTAGCCCCATCCGTCAAAAATGATGTAAGTGCTGTGGTATCAGAAGAATCACCGCCTACTGTACCAACCATATCCTCTACCTGTACTTGGAATGTTGCCATTAGTCTTCAATCACCGTTACTTCCAAGTTGCAACTTGCTGTATTTGCCCTAGCCCAGTAATCAGCATCTGCGGCACGGAACATGGCAAACTCTCCCGCTTTTAGTTTGCAGAAGTAATTAGTGTCATCTTCGTCCGCAATCTCGATATAATTACTTGAATCTAAATTCTTAAAGAACATATATCCATACGTCCCAATATCAGAGGCTACGCTTATTTGCTCATTACTCGTACCTATTACCTGTATACTTTTGTTATAAGACTCGCCAGACACATCAATATAGGTGGAGTCATGCTTACTCTCTTTGACACCACTCTTGCTGTATTCCAGTTGAGCTTCAATTCTTAGTTCGTTAGCCATTGCTACCTCTTCTTTTTCTTCATTTTGGCACTATATGCCTTGGCGGCTTTAACAGTTTTATGTTTTCTTTTCTTACCATTGTACTTAGTAGTCTTACCATTTATCGGCATAACTATTTCTCCTTAATTTCCTGCACTATTAATCTTTATACTCGCCTGCTTCTTATTCTTTGGGAATATCTTGCTATGGAGATGCTGATGCCTCTCTGCCGCCTTATTTTCAATATCCTTATCCATTGATATCATATTAAAATCTATTAAATCACGCCTGATGGCCGGAGCCCAAGGTGATTCCCTCATCACTGTATTAACCGTATACTGCCGTGGAGACGCCGGTTGCTGGCAGTTTTTACAATAAAACCAGCCGTCCGGATTCGGTTTATCACAATGCATACAAGTTTTCATAGAGGTGGAAGGGGGTTTGACCCCCCAGCCACCTGATCCTTATATCGGGATTCTAACCCCGAACTTCAGATTTTTAGCTATTTGTCACCTTTATGTGAACGTGATATGAGCCTTATCGGCCGCCAAACTAAACACATAATAACTGTCGCCGTCACAAACAAGACTAACTCGGTCACCCTTTGTTGCGCCACTAATAATAGTAATAACGTCAACACCGGTACCTTCAGTTACTGTCTGAGCCGCACCATCTTCACCATCAATACCGATACCATGGATATTATCTCCATCGTCGGTACTTGCGATAATAGTAACAGCATTTGATGCCACGGAATGCAAAATAAAATCTGCATACCATCCCATCATCTCATTGTCTTTGCTGGCACAATCAGGTAGTGTAATAGCATAAGCACCACTGTTCTGGTCAATCAGGAAAACAGTTCCCGAGTCATTCGGCGTAAGCGTCATTGCCTCGGTAACCCATTTTACTTTTTTGTTAGAATCAGAATAGCTACTGTTGTCATTTATAACATCACTACGCATTTCACCTAACTCCTAGTTTAAGCACCACTGGTTAGATCAGTCATCGAATATAACATGTGAGTTTCAGGAATCGTTACTTCAAGACCAGCCTCTGTGAGGATCATGTCTTTCCGTAAGTCTTCATCGCCCTGTTGTACATTCGTGACAACATGAGTATCTCTATTGACACCGTTTCCTACGAGAGGACGGTATGAACAATGCTTCATGTCAGCAAGCATCAGCATTCCAGCAGACATGCCTCTAAACAACGGTTCCCTGATGATAGACATATCACCATGAACGGTATTTAATTGCATGATACTGTGACCGAATGCACCTTCTCTCTGCACAGCTTGAAAGTTGTACAGGTTAGATTGCGATTCGGTTTCTGCTTCTGTTTCCAAGCTCTTGGTAACAAAACCCGGCCCCAACTTGTTAAAGTAAGAGACTACAGGTAGACTGGCAAGCGCCAGCTTGTTGTTACTGCCACCACGGGCAGGATCAAAGAAGACCTCGAAATCAGACAAGAAAGTATCATAGGTAATTGCCGTTGAAGCCGCCGCCGCAAAATACGGTTTACCGGAACTGTACGTGACAGCACCGGGCGTTTCCGCCTGACGGTTAACAATAACATGACCTACAAGTCCTTCAGTAGTCTGAATTCCACTTGATCTTCCACGTTGACCAAACAACATTGCTCTTTCAATATCGACCTTATGTTCACGTAGCTTGAGATTCCAGATACGACTCCATTCGTCTGCATATCCACGATAACGAGTTGCCATAGAGGTATTGCTCTGCTCGGCCGCCGTTTTGAAGATTTGTGTATAACCAAAATCATCTTCCAATGATTTAGACCATACGTCCGGAGAACCGGAACCTTCGGCAAACGCCGTACCAATAACCTGAGCCACATCACCGTCAGCCACTGCATCGTAACCACCTTCGCTGGCATTACCAACGCTCATACAGGTTACATCACAGCGAGTTTCGGAACTACCCTGCACACTGACACTGTCAATACGGAAAACGGCATGTGATTTGCCATCTACCACTTCAACAGCTACGACCATACCCTTGACAAGCCAACTAATAGCGGAACCAGACCCATCATCAAAGTCGATCTGTCCACTAACACCAGCCGCTAACGACGACAGTGCGCTGTCAGCAACTAGGGTACGGTTTGTCCAGTCAATCCGTGAACGGTTCTCAAGGAACCGGAACACAGAATCATCTGTGGGTGCTTTCGCTACCTTGCTAAGATATACAAAAAATGGAGATTCTTCTGGAGCTAATTCAGCAACTCTGTCACTAAAGTCGTATAACCGTCGTTGATCCGGAGCCGTTCCGACACCAGCGGACGTTGCGGCCGCAGTAACATTGCTACTTTTTAGCTGTCCAGTATAATAAGCCATTGCTTATCTCCTTTTTTAAGCTACTTAGGGCAATCTATTCCCAAACCCCCCAGCATTTTTAATGCTGTCCCATGCCTTATCTTCTTCAGATTTTGGCGTAGCACCGGTACCCTGCGTACTGCCGGGTGACCGGGGGGCTTGTTTATTTGCCCTAACAATATCTAAAGACGAAGAAGGCTTCGACCTATCCTCACTTCCATTTGTCTTCAGATAAACATCAACAAGCGTCTCGAATGGTAAATCCTCTTTCGGGGTTGAATAGAATTTCACAAAGTCTTCGACCATATTGTCATCAAACTTGTATGAATCCTTCAAATCCTTTCTAAGGTCATTCATAAACACTTGTTCTTGCACAACAGCCATTCGCTGTTGCACTCCTCGATCCACAGCCTCATTTACTTGTGTTTGCACATGTCTATAAGACTCTGAATTGGGATCAAAGAAGGCCTTCCAAGGGCTAAACTCGTCCTCCGTCATTTGAAGACTTTGTGCCTGAATAGGCTGTCCACCGGCTATTGCCTGCTGGAGCGTTTGCACCAGATCAGGTCTGGTCTCCAATAGGTCTACGAGTGGCTGGTATTTCTCCAACTCCTCATTCCGGGCCTGTGCCCGGTCATACATGGACTGAAACTTCTTAGCCTCAGACTCATAGTCCATATTTGAAAACTCAGCTTCTTCGTTACCGGCAACATAATCCATATCCACGCCTTCAATTTCGGGATATTCAGTCACCTCTTGTGTAGTTGCTTCTGCCATAATTCACCTCCTAGATGTCCTTGGTATTTGGGCGTAACCCATATTGGATTTCCCATGCCATGACTTCACCTGTTAAGGGTGGCCCTAGCGCCCCTTATTGGGGCTCCCTTTTTTGCCTACTGTACATTAGTCGCCTTTTATGCCTTCTATCGCATCTTTAACGTCACGCTCACCGAGCTTGACAGCGGTATCCAGCTTTGCGGCTCTAACTTTTCTATCTGCATCACTTTGGGATGCAATATCAGAAAGTTTATTCTCAAACTGGGAGACCTCCACACGCATCCTATCGTGAACAGATTCACGACGTGCGGTTTGCAGGTCACCCGATAATTCTTTGACTTGGCTCTGTAGACCCTGAATCTGTGATTCATAACGCTGATAATCACTAAGTCTGGCCAAGACACCTTCTTTGTCAAATATTTCCGGATTCTTTTTCAATACTTCCATCCTGTCAATTAACCCTAATTGAAATGCTTCTAAATAAACATTATATGTTGCCCACTTACTTTCTGGCAAAGTAGAGCCGGGTTGTATCCTAACATCATGTTGACCGATATTTAACCTGTCCTTAAAAATATCATTCACCGGTCGGGTTATATCGTCATACATATTGATAGTAACATCCGTCAAATCGTTGTTGGGCTGTGCAAGAGCAAACATCTTTTCAAAAGTATAGTGTCCCTTAGACAGTCCATATAGGATACGACCTAACCGATTCACACTAAATTCAATATCTCTAAGCTTGGATTTGGGTCTTTCGGAACCCATTGCAATCATACGCTCTGTACCACGTACCGTCTCCGGTGCTTTATCCGGTACCCCGTGCATCATCTCTGGAAGTCCGAATGTGAAGTCTATGTAGAACTCACATTGCTGGATAAGACGATAAAACTCTCCCGCAAGAGGTTGTGGTGCCGGGTAATGAGGTTCTCCCTGTGTAGTATCTACTTCAATGACAGCATTGGGGTTTGACCAATCCCGCTCAAGGTCTTCCATATTGGGAACCGATCCCATTGGAACAATAAGCTTTAGTCCGGCTGATGCTTGTGCATGCGATAGAGCTAAAGACCAGAGTTTATTTAAAAGCCTCTGCATTGGCCTTGCCCGTGATACATCTGACTTGGGATAGGGTGTCTCTGTCCAAATATTCGGAATGGGCACAATAGGATAGGTATCTATATTCAATACACTCTCATAAAGAGGAATCTCAGCAATAGTAGCTGAGACAGCAATCCGTGGTTGCATAATCTCCTCAAACTCCATGAACCCTCTCTCAATAGCCCCCGGATTCTCCTGAAGCATTGTCGTAAATGCCTCTTCATCCATTACACTTTCTTGGTTATTCCTATTGTCAACAACCCTGTAAAACGGAATCTTGGTGGGATAAAAGCGTTCCAGTATCTGGTATTTCTGTCGATGCCACCAATCACTGTCCTTAGTCTCCGCAGGTGTGAAAGCTTTCATGGAATTACGATTAGTTGAATCGGGAAAGTCCTCTTCGAGTATCGTCGAAAGGTCTTCAATGATCCCCGGTGTAACCTCCCCAGTCTCTGGGTCAACCTGTTCCCCTAATTCAGGGTAGAGGTTGACGACCTGCTCACCAGTCAGTATAGTAGAAAGAATGATGCCCTCGGCATCAGTAAACCACCTGTCCCGACAATCAGGCGGAGCGTAAACACGAAACGGATTGACGTGTGTGAACTTGACGTCACCTCTACCAAAGTCTGCGTCTGCATCTATGTATGCGTATAAATATCCCAACCCTGTAACAGCATAGTCCTGTATAGCCTGCTTCATCTGGGTATCACCATCAGAAGTATCCCAGACATAACCAAGGATTGTTCTCCATACAGCCGTTACTTTTGCATCTGAATCTTCTCTGGGTATAGCTGTAAACACCGGCGGTTTTGCTGTAAGCATACTTTTAAGCTTATCCACAGCAGGAGCAATCCTATCCATGGGCACATCCGCCTGATTACGACTCGAAAGGTCTGAGGACTCATCAGCGGTAAAGTGGTTACCAAGAAAGAAATCAAGGTCTTTTCTGGCTTCCTCGTCCCAGTCGGCACGGGAATCACGCCATTTGCGATGAAGCTCTTGATTGGTTTTAGATTGTTCGCTTTGTGGTATTGGCATTATTTACTAAACATCCATTCTTGTAATGATTTTGAACGCATGGGCAAATCTTTAGGTATAGGTGGCCCTTGATAATAACGACCATAGCGTTCCTTTGCATATGCTTGAGCTGGATCGGTAATCAGGTCAGCAGTTCCTTCTTGTAGCATATTAATTAATTCTTCTACCCGAGCACGATATTTAATTTTGGCTTTATCTTCTGGGTCTTCCGGGTCTAGACCTTCGTAT